CCATCTGTCACATAATCGAAATCTTCCAATTCATTAACACCGAAGTCCACCGCGGCCAGCAAAAGCCTACGGTCTTCCTGTAGTATGTTTTGGCCGTCAGTATCGCTGACCTCATAGTCGACGACAACACCCTTGAACGGACCTACAGACACATCAACATCAGTGCTTGCGCGCCAAGGCTGCGCAGGATCAGCGGCCGTCTGATCGGCGTTAACCAAAGTGAAATTCCGACCATACTCGTCAATCAACTCTTTGGCGAGGGCTTCGAATTCTGAGTAGTCAAAAGCCATCAGCTCCCCCTACGAAGCCTAGCCCCACCCGTTTTGAGCAATTCCTGAAGCCACTCATCAGCAACAGGGTACTCCGGCAGATTGAAATCGCTGACGATATAAGATGTGGACGCACCAGGTTTTGTCCTAGTAATGAGGCTGGTCATGTCGGAGAACCGACGTTCCTTCTCCAAAGGCCCTAGTTTGTCCCGCGTCAAGGTGGCCTGCCCCGAAGCGTTACCGGTAACAGTACCGGTAGCTGGGTCTAAGACAGCGAACGGCCGCGCAGGGATAGGCAGCAACTCTATTTGCAAAGATATCAAGGCGTACTCCGCACAAGCCTTCTGTAGACTCCGTGGTACGTCGTCATCACCGTTATACAGGTAATAGTCGTTATCAAAAGCGGAAAGGCGAGGCCACTCTAAGGCTTGCGCGCGCGTTTCCCGGAACCCACGAAACTTAGGTCCAAAACGCTTGTCTATGTAATCAGTGGCCCGAACAATAGCCTGCTCTTTCTCCGTGGTAGTGCCTGTCCACAAAGCATTACCCCGATCGCTGTGATGCGAATCGACATACGCTTCAGAGACATACGCGTTAGCTGCGGCAAGTCCTGTACCATCTTCTACTGTAAAAGCCACTTACGCTCTCCTAATTCACGATGTCGGGAAGAAGGTTTCAGGGACGGTGAATGCTTCGGTATAACGGGCACTGCCATTCGTAATCCGTATTGGACCAAACTTACCGTTTAATTCTGCCCCGCTGAAGCCGAACTTGCCGAACTTGACATCTATGTCGGACCCATCACCGTCAAGCGGCTGGTTCTGGGCTGCGCCAAGTTGAACGCCGTCGATGAAGGCCCGCACGTCGTCGCTGTCATCACGGGTCACTGCGATGTGGTACCAAGTGTTAGTCGCCCCTGTTCCCCATGTGAAGGTCTTTGTTTCCTCGACGGTGCCGCCCGTTTTGCCGACGCCCCAGGCGATATTGCCACCGCTTACGTACATGATCCAGTTGCGGTCGGTGCCGCTGGCGTCGTACATGCCGGCCAGAATACCCGTAATCGATGAGTCGAACCGGACGAACATCTCGATGGTGAACGCCCCGGTCAAACGGAGGTTTGCCCGATAAGGGACGTTGATGGCATCAAGACCACCGTCCAGATCAAGAACAACCTCACTGCCACCAAACGGGTCGGCAACACTGTCAATAAACTGGGCGTCATATTCTAGGGCGATGGTAGATGCATTACTGGACAGCTCGGTGGTTGAACTGATCTCGCCAACCACTTCATTGTCCCAGTTCACCAGAAACACGACTTCGCTGAACAGCGGGTCTCCGCCAGTAGCGGGCGCCCCACCTAACACGGCGGGCGAAGTAACGCCTAGAGACAAATTAAGCATCGTATCACCCTAGTAGACGTAGTACACGCCGGTGGCGGTACCCGCGCCTATAGTGATGGACTGAACGGATATGGGATTGAACCCAGCGACCAAGGGGACATCAGACAGCGAAGATCCCGCCCGCGTAACCATAGTACCCACAGTGCCCGCCGTGCCAACCCACACACCACGGATTAGCTTACCTTTTTGGGTAGCATTCTCCGCGGTGCCGACTGGCCGCAAATCGGATGCAGGTTCAATAGACGCAGAAGGGCCTTCACTGAAATGAAGATCAGGGATTTCGTTTGTAGGCATTTTCGCTACTCCTTAAAACTGAAGTAGCAAAGTATCACTATGCGAGCATATCCGCAAGTTCATCAGGAGCTTCTTCGGTGTTTACCGCAGAACCTTGGCCAGACACACCGTTTTTGATTTCCCGAACACTTTCCCTGTCATACCCGGAAGCACCCTCTTTGATGTCTTTCCGAGTGACAGACTCATCACCGATAGCCACAGCCACAGCCGCTACAGCGGGCTGGCCTGCCGCAGTCCAATGAGAATCTTCTTCGGGGTCTAGCGAAAGCACCGCTTCCACCATCGGGTCTGTTAGTTCCGCCGAGTCAGACCTGACGGTCCCGCCATGTTCTGACTCGGGAAGCCCGGAGTCTTCGTGTCCGTCCCGATCGGGTATACCCCCCTCGGCCCCGGTCTCGGCGTCAACATCGCCTTCGATTGAAGTTGGGCCTTCCTCGGGAGTCCCTTGCCCCTCGGGCTGAACGTCGCCGTCGCCCTCGTCTCCCCCCTCTGGTGGCTGAACTTCCCCTTGATTGTCACGCTCGCCATTGGAATTCTCCTGTGCAAACTGTTTGTCGCGCTTTTGCGCGGCTTTCAATTCATCAGAGCCGTCGACATACGCCTGGAAGCTGCGTCGCAGGTATGTGGCCAAACCCTCAAACTGCTCAGCGGGCATATACACTTCGAAAACCCCGTCAGTGAAGGCGCACCCTCTAAGATTGGTGGTCTGCCCCGCAAGAGGGCCAGTAAGAACAAGACGGTGTACACGTGGTTCTGACATTTGTATTCTCCTTGTCACGTCGATCAGATATATTATTGTTAGCCGCACATAGAAAAACGGCCTGTCGCGCACGTTAGCACACAACAGGCCGAATTCAAAGGCGTAAAGTTACTGTCAGCAGGTTACGACTTCAGTTGCCCTACCACATTCGGAAGCACCAAAGAGGCCGCAGCAGTCAAAGCCACTGAAAGGACGGCGGTAGATGACCCCTCATCAGTGATCGTACTCAACATGCCCGCAATAGGAACACCGTTACGCAGGAATTCAACCTCGACGGCTTTGTCACCGAGATCATCACCCCCACTGCCAGATGCAATAGTGAGCAGCAGGTCAGTAGAACCGACGCCCGCTTCACCCATATCCAGCGCCGCGCCCGCAATCGGAGACGTGGCGTTAAGCAGCCCAACCACTTCCGCAAAAAACGTTGCGTATGTGTCACTGCCCATAGTCAGGTCGAGGGTTGCGCTGGAACCCCCGCCGCCCGTAACCGCGTTAGCGGTGGTACTCGGGTCGGCAGAGTATTCGCCTGGATCAATGACTTCGATGCCGTCAATCACACCGGTATTCACGCTGGTGACCCGGATAGTAGCGGCACGAGTAGCTGTGCCCCCTGCTACAGTGAGAACATCACCAGCAGAGTACCCTGTGCCGCCAGCGTTGATAGCGGCGCTAACCACGCCGTCAACACCACCATTCGCAGTCACATCTACAACAGGGTCGCTGTCAAGAACCGCAACTCGCAAGCCCCATTCGGAGCCGGAGAGGTTGGAACCTGCGACAATTTCCGTCGCGGTAGCAGCAGCCCACGCAGCGTCGCTGTCACCAGAGTACACAGACTTGCACGTCGCAATAGCGTCCGCTGAGTTGGACGCGAATAGAACGATGTCTGTGACTCCTTCAGGCAGCGTAGCTCGCGCGGTGGTGGGGAGGGTAACTAGGTATGCAGGCATACGCTTTATCCTTTAAAGGGTCAACTAAAGGCCGACTTAGGCTTCAGAAAGGGCTTTGTACTCGCCGAACAGCATATAGTCGCCGGCGGTATCGAGAGCTTGTGAGGTCACACCAGAGGCGATCTCTGTGTTGTCGTTGAAGTACCCCGTCGGGATACCGTAGCCCGCCGCAGCGAGCACCGTAGCGGCACGGGCTTGAACGAGGGCGTCGGTGGTGTCGACGGAATCATCAACAGCGATAAGAACCGCCTCGATGCCGTCACGTTTGTCGTTGTCGCCTTCGGAATCTGTCCGTTCGACGAGATGAATATCAATAGCCATCTTGGTTCTCCTTGAATGTGTGGCTCAGATGTGTTTCAGGAGCGCCCGGAAGCGCCCCTGATAACATACTGATTAGTTGGTGATGCCGTCAGCGCAGGACAGGCCCTTCTCAGAGAAGAGAGCGAGGCCGCAGTACCATTTGACGCGCCAAATACGGTTGTCCGCATCTTCCGCTTCACCCACATCAACGACCTGGATACCTGCCATGTCTTCAGCCGTGAGACCAGCGATACCCGCAGTACGCGAGCCATCATCAAACGTGCCCGCAAAGATGGTCGAAGTATTGCTCGAACCACCCTTGGTCTGGTTGATCGGAACATAATCGTTGCGGAAAATAGGAACACCACGATATGCCGGGATTTCCGTACCGCTCGGCAATTCAACCACATCACCGATAGCGGCGCCACCGAGACCACGGAGCAGGCTCAGATAAGAGCGCCGCGTGCGGGCGTTCATGGTGATATAATCAACTTCACCATCTTTGTCGGTGACGAGATCAATCATCTCATCGAGAATGGCAAAGGACAGGGCGGAGCCGTTGGAGCCGGTGTCAACAGTCTGGCCAGAAGCACAAAGGTTGATGAGTCCGTTGAACTCATTCGTGGCACCGGTGCCGTTGATAAGCTGGTCCTGAAACTCACGGCCGGCGCTTTTCGCTTTTGAAGCGATCTGCGTGCCGGTCTGGTCATTCCCGCTGCCAGAGCGAGTCGCCTGGATAAGACCGTTGACCTCGGCGTCACCGATGATCGTGGTCAAGCTGGAAGTGACCTGCGTGAAGCTGGCAGGGGTTTTGGCGGTGATGGTACTGCCGACGCCAGCAACCTGAACATCACCAAGGACGTTCTCGCGGTTGTAAGCAAGGGCATTGCCATCAATACCATCGAAAGGCAGGACTTCGAACATGTTGTTAACGGTGATGACGTTCTCAATCACACCAGCAACGAGTTCATCCTGAGCGAGTTTGGCCGATTCGGCCAGAGTTACACTAGACATTTCATCAGACTCCTTTAGTCTTCAGCTAAGCGCCTACGTGGCGCGGAAAAAGATTCAGCGGTTACCGGCTCAGAGGCGCGACTCACGTCGCCTTTCTGTGGTGACCCGCAGGATCTCCCTGAAGAGGGTCTGAATTTCCTCGCTTCAGTGAATTAGGTGTCTCACCCGAATCACTGAAGCGCCTAACTTCTGTACGCAACAATGTTGCGCAAGAATGTTGCTATGTCAAGTGCGTTTGGCCTGGTCTACTACGCGGCGCCCGCGCCAAACTTCCGACGACCACTATCCAAACCTGCGGTAATCTTCTGATTCGCGGTCTTTTCCGAACCGTCGGAACGAGCGGGTGCGCTGCTGCGTCTACCCGCACCAGCAGGTGCCCCTGACCCACTCGGAGACTCACTTTCAAACGCGCGCGCAAAAGATTCGTTCGTTTTCATTTCACCAACAAGGTCGGACACAGACATAGGTTGCCCGGAACCGTTAAAACGTGTTTCGCCGTCAGCACCGATGACACGCACACCATACTCACCCGTCTCCGGGCTTTCTTCGATTCGTGCAACGCTCTGGATGTGGGGCATGAGAAGTTCCGCAGAGCCTTTCGCTTCTGCGAGAGCCTGACGTGCCGCGTCACCGATCAGTGCGCGATTGAGCGCACCAGTCAACTTACCTTCCTTCTGTTCGGCCTTTGCGATAATGGCATCAACCTCGGCTTTGTGCGCATCTTTCATTTCCTTGCGGACAGATTCAAGGCTGTTCTTCAGTTCAGAAGCATTACCTGCGGCCGCGGCCATGCTGTCGATGTGACTGCGCAAGCCATCAACGGTGCGTTTGTCTTCTTCGAGGCCAAGACCTTCCATAAGGTCATTGTACTCGGAAAGTGCAACGCGGCGAGAAGCGGACTCATCGTTCGCATCTTTCTTCTGATTACGAAGTGTCTCGATGGTGGACTGTGCGCCGGTCAGATCGGCGATAATACCTGACGCCGCGGGGCTGATAACAAAATTACCCGCATTTTCGCCTTCAGTTTCCTCGACGTATACGCCGCGGTACTGCTCAGGCACAGCGTCCAGGCTCTCCACAATCTTGTTTTTACTAAAATCGAACATCGTCTTTCTCCTTTAAGGATCGGCCCTTTGGACTCACTCCATAGGCTCTGGTAATAAAATTACGCATACTTATTGCGCAGTGTCAACTATTCATGCGCACAACACCGCGTCTCCGGCGACTACGTTTACGCCGAATCTCTGCGATACCCCACAGGGTGTGACATTTTGATACGCGAATACCCTCATCAGGGTACGTGGTTATGGCGTCCCTATCTGACATGTATCGACGCACGAACGCATCTTCGGACTCGCCTTTTTGGGGGTAAGGCAGTGGCATCAGGGCGCCCCAGCATCAACCGGCCGACCCAACACACCTTCAAGCTCAGCCTTGAAAGCGGGATCACGCCTGCATTCCTGGTTAACCTTAGCTTTACCAACCGAAAGCAGATTGCACGCTTCTGTGTACGACCGACCACCCCGCAGTTGTCGCAAAAGGTTTTTGCGCCAAGCTGCGCGCACTTTCAGACCGCTCATGACAAGAGTTCCGATAATTCATCTGTTTCATCTTCGGTCGCACCGATTAGTTCGAAGGACGCGTCCACCACAGTCATATTTTCCACATCTTCCATCCTGATCTGCTCAGTCTTATGCGCAGTGTGAATGTTTTTAGAATCATCCTCCCATTGGCGGGAATCACCTGATGTCATAGGTAGTAGGGCTACACCGATGTTGGCGTTGATACTGACGTTTGCTTGCTTGCGATCAGCGAACTTGTCAGGGCGCGCCCCTTTGAGTACGAACATAAGTAACTGATCGCTGAATTTATTCTGGTGCCCAACAACCTCACCTTTATAATATACTGGCTCCTGAACGCCTTCAACGGCGCGGCGAACCGCCTCGTCTTCGAGCTTATCTGCCGCGGCCTCTATGGCTGAGTCCCACTGCTTCGCAAAATCAGGATCGGCTCTGTACAGACGACGTAAATAGTCTGAACTTTGGTAGCCGACCGTCCGCGCAGCCTCGACGACCCTGCCGCCGTTTTCTGCGAGGCATCTCAAGAACGCTTTGCGCCTCTTCAGACTTACCGAGGGAGCATTCTGAGCACTCGTCACTGGTGTTTTCTCTGTCATTATCCTTAACCACCTGACGACTTCCGGGCCGACTTACGTTTCGCTTTACGCCGCTTATCACGACGTTTATTACGACCGCGCTTCTTACAACGTGTGGCCATCAAATACGGCTTCCGGGGTCTTTAATCGTCATCTGGCTGGTCTCCTTGTTCATCAGTTGCATCAGGTTTATCTTTCTGGAAGTCATTCGGATCAATCATAGTCGAATCAATCCCAGCAGCTTCCAACTCCATCTTAACGCGAGCGATATTTTCAATCGCGCTAAAATCATCCCGCAAAATCTGCAAATCCTGCAACTCAGCAAGGAAGTCTTCGGTCGACAACACGCCAGGTTGCCCATTCTCACCATACCTCGCGGATATAAGGGTTTGTAGACGATCATGCGTAGCTTTATCCGGCCCGAATTCTGTGCGCACCTGCACAGTGCCCCCTTCTTCTTCACCAAGCCATGCTGCGGTGTAGTCTAAGGCCACCTCAATAGCGTTCGAGAACCGAATAGCATGATCCTGTAGCGCGCTTGTGGCCTCAGCAGTATCGAGAGCGCGTGCCGTAGCCGTGGGTCCGCCGGGACGCCGGCGCATGAACTGCGCGCCGTAACTAGACATAAGCTCTTCAAGGTCCATCAAATCCGTTCGGCCGGCAGCGATGGCCGCACCCTCGTGCTCGACGTAGTAGAAGCGACCCTGTGGGTCTTTGGTACCTAATAGCTGACGAGGACCAATGGCAATAGACGCCCCAGTGCTATCAGATACACCGGAAGCCGCGAGCATGGGGAACCGCGCCACTGTGAGAATGTTCATTTGATCTGAAGTGGATTGCCAATGACGTACGTTCAAGTAAGCTAGATCCTCTAAAGGGGGTTTACCCAGCATTACATCCCTGCGATTGGAGTAAAACGTGACCAAAGGTATGAAATCAAGGTCAGTCGTACCTTGGTCTACAAGAACCCACTCTTCTTTACGCCGCTTATCTTGGGGTTCAAGAAGTTCCCACAACTCGAATGCGCCGGGTTCTAATACACGAATACGCTTCCTGAATACTTCACCAAAACCTTGACGTTCAACTACTTCTTCAAAGATGCGGACATGGGTTAACTTTTCCACACCCGATACAACTTCAGAGTGCGCAAAAATAACATTCTCAGGCTTAATCAGCGACCAGTACGGCCGCATGTTATCCCGCTGATCATCCTCGCGCGTCCTATTGGCGCGCTCTTCTTGGTCTAACGTAGGGAAATCAACCAGCACATGCGCAAAGCTCTTAGCAAGACCTTCTCTGAACCAATCGCGGCAGAAAGTGGTTAGATTAGTACCTTGGAGATCAATATCGCGCTCTAAAGAGGCTATTTTCTCAGGCACATCCTCATTCAACCGCACAGGATCGCTGAAGGGCTTACCGACAAGGGAATCCAGCGTCAACTCGAACATGTTAAACAAAGTCGCCGTAGTTAGGCGCTCGTTGTAGTTCATCTGGTCTTCTTCAGCGTGTCTTGGGAGGTAAGTCTCCCCCGCCGCACGCATAGCAGATGTTCCAGCAAGCAACGTTTCCATCATAGCCCATTTTGGGGCCATAAATTCATACGCAGCGCTAACAGTATCCGGCGCGGCCTCTTGTTTCGTCTTAGCCATACTCACAATCTTTCGTATAGGTCAGTGCCCGATACTACACAGGCTTTTAACCGCTGACAATGCGCCACGTCAGAACCCTCTCCTGAACACAAAAGGAACTTCCCACGTTATCCGGTACCTTGTCATATCAGCGTGGTGATCCTCATATTTATCCGAGACCTCATCCGGGTCTGAAGGGCTTCGAGGCATGGGTGGGCACAATTCCAGCCAATGCTTGCAGTCTTCAGTCACAAAAAAGCCTGGATCTTCTCGCGTACCATCCTTACCCGGTTTCGCCGCGCTCAGCAGAGACCTTAGCTCGGACCACCCACGTTTACGCGACCCCTTACTTTTATCAGCCGGTTCCCAGAAAACGCCGATAGCTTCCATATCATCAGCCGGTGATTTGTTATCCTTGGCGGTGTTGGGTGTAAAAATCTCGGTATCCGCTGGCCCCGCCTGAACCATACTGTTCTGCCCCTGCCGCACGCCCCAATCTTCTTCTCGATCAATAATACCTTGTGCGATTCGTTTGGGTGACAGACGTAGACCTTCGTTGGTGTTGCCGCTCGTGCCATACCACTCATGCCACAGTATGATATCACCACGAACTCGGCCTATATGCGCCCCGTCAG